CTGGAGGTTGATCGGAACGATAAGCGACTTCGGCATGATCGAGATTTTCATGCCGCGCGAGTTGACTGCCCCGCCGATCTGAATGCAAAGGTCTTCAATCGAAGCCTCCGACATGTCAGCCGCCGTCGCAAGGATGTTCGACTGGTTGCCCGCAAGTGACGGGTGGGCGGTCGAACCCAAAGCAACGCCATCAGCGCCAAGGTATGAACCGGAGATAACCCGGTTATACATGTTGGCAACGACGTTCTCCTTGGTCTGGCGGAACGAAAACGCAAGGCTACCCGTGCGCTGCATCCCGATCTTCTCGTAGAGATTGTCGTCAATGGCTTCCTTCGTGATGACGAAGCCAAGGCCGTAAGCAATATGCGTGTAGCGGGTCGTAACCCCCTGCCCCTGCGTATCATACGAAACCGACGCGCCTTGAGTCTTCACAGGGGCCAGACCGAAGCCGGTCATTTCCTGGTCTTCCTCGTAAGCCTTGTCGGACGATGCAACGTCTACCAAGTCTTTCCATTCGGCGGGATATTCGTTGTATTTCTGGCCCCAGCGGGCGTTGAGGCCGGGCCAGAGCAATTTGGCAATATTGCCGGTTGTGATTGTGGGTGCGCTCATGGTTTAGACCCCCGCTACTTGGTTGGAGAACTGATGACGGTTGATCCGCACCAGGAAGCGAAGCGGCGAAGATGCGTTGTCCACATCCGCGCGGTTCACAACTTCAACAAGCTTCAAATCAAGCGTGTTGGTCGTGGCTTCGGTGGTGTTGTCGAGCGTAAAGCCGGACTGGTTGGTGTAGGTGCTGCCGGTGCCCGCGACGAAATTGGCGTTCAGGCCGACATCGTTGATCGTCAAAGCCGTGCCGCTGTTGGCGTCCTGAATCTCGAAAAGAGTATTCGGGTCGTCGTTAACGAGCAGGGTGTAGGCGGTCGATGCGGCGCCGTAACCAAGCGTATCGCGCGAGGTTGGCACAATGCCCACGACCGCGCCGAGAATGACGTCGCCGGTTGCCGCGCGAACGACATCGGGCATGGTCACGCCGTTGATGGTTGAGGATGTGCCAGCCAGCTTGACAGGATCGCCAATAAAGAGCGCCGTGCCGTCACTAGCAAGGTGGGAGTATTGACGAGGGGCGCCGGTCACAACTTGACCGTTGACCCCCTTTACGGGACGAAGCCCGAATGGTGCGTTATAGTTAGGCATAGTGCCGTCCTTTTTTGCGCGGGCGCGCTAGGACGTCTTGAACAGCCTACCGATCCCGCTCGATGGAACCTCGGCCTGCATGGGTATCCGGATGCTGGCCTGTGGAATCTCGACCTGCGGCGATGGCATCATCGACCTGTCGGTTCTTGGCTTCCTTCTCGGCTAAACCTTCCTGGTAATATTCTTCAGGGGTTTCCATGAGATAGGAACGGAGCGGTTCGCCATTTTCCCCCGAACCTACTATGCGGGAGATACGCGAGCCGGGGTCGGTTGACTTGACACCCTTGTCCGTAACGAAGTCATACGCTAATTCTTCGCCTTCCGCAATACGGTTTTTATGGTCGTTGAACCAACGGCGGACAAAGCCCGGACGTTCGGGCGCGCCAAGCTTCATGGCGAACTCGCCAATCTTGGCACGGCGGCGGCGCGTCGTTGGTTCCGTCGCGTCTGTTGCCACGGTTTCGGCCTCGACAGGCGGGCGGCCACGGCGGCGGGGTGCAAGTGTGTCGTTCATGCCCATTGATAACCTTTCACATAGTCGGCCTTGGTCATAAGGCCCTGCTTTTCCCATTTCTCGGCCATGCGCTGCGCCTCTACGGGCAAGTCGGCAAACGAGCGGCCCCGTGTGCCCGAACCGCGATTGGTAACGCCCTCGACGGGATTGCGCGGCCTAGCGCGTTCGGCCTTGGGCTTGTCCACCTCGGGGTATCGTTCGCGCACCTTGTCACCGATCATCTTGAAGAACTCATGCGGCGGCGTGGTCTGTGCCAAGTCCTTATGCTCATCGGCCACCAAAGCGGCGTAATCGGCATATTTGCCGCCTTCGTCATACCAAGGGTTTTCGTCGCGAAAGTCCAGCAACGCGCGGGCGACCTGTGCCTGCGTAAACTGAACGGCGGCGGGGGCTGATGGCTTTTCAATCTCGCGCATTTCCCTTGCAAGCTCGCGCAGTTTGGCGTTGTCGCCCATTTCGCCAGCGTCTTCCATTTTAGCCTCAAGATCGGCAATAGCGCGATTGTATGCCCGCTCCTCGGCCTTGGTCGCAAATTCCCTCACCTGCTTGACCGACTTCTTGAGCTGTTCAATCTCGCTTTTGAGCGCCTGGTTCTGCTTCTTGATGAGCGGCGTGATCTCCTCGGCCCTACGGACAAAGGTTTCCGCGTCTACGAACCGGCTTTCGTCGCCCTTGAATTCCTCCTTGGGCGTCCAGCCTTGCTTGCGGGCCTCGGCCTCGTAATCGCGGGGCGCATTGTCATTCGCCTCAAGGTCGGGCGCTTCGCCTTCGTCTGCTTCAATCGGTGCGGTAGCCATTGTCAGTCCTCCAACCGTGCGCAAATATCGTCATCGTTGATCATGCGGTAATCGCCGCCATCCTTCGGCCCCTTGAGCCGCATTCCCGCGTATTTGCCGATGATGACGCGATCCCCCGGCGCGGGTGCGCTGAACGCCAGCCCGTAACGCTTGGCCTCGACAATTGCCTCACCGAACGCCGTCTCGCCTACCGCAATGACGGTGGCCAAGGTCTGGGCGTATTCTTCCTTTTCCTTGTGCGTTTCGGGAATGAAGATGCTGCCGATCTTTTCCGATACCGGGTCCGGCATGACCAGCACCCGCTTGTCGATAGGAACGATTCCGCTGTTATTCGCCTGTGTCATAAAAATCCTTCAGATCATCCGACTGGAGATTCAATAGGCGCCCCATCAGGACGGAGGCCGCCTGTTCCTCCGGGGATAGGTTCGCCCCCGCCGCCCATGCCTCCATCAGGCGCGTCCGGCGGTCCGCCAGGTATTGGAGGAACGCCTTGGTCAGTCTGTTCGCCTTCCATTCCGCCAGCTTCTCCGGGTCCATCAACGGGTTCATCTTCATCCTTTCCGCCTAGTTCGCGCGCCTTTGCCGCAAGCGCCGCCGCGTCATCCAAAAGCCCTAACAGTTCGAGTTGAGCCGCAGCATCCGACAAAGCCTTTGCCGCAACAGCATTCAGACTATCGACCTTGGCCTCGCTTTCCTTCTTGGCGAGCGCCAGTTTAGCGCCTTCAATGATGACCTTCGGGTCAACCGGCGGCGGGCCTTCGGGGGCCATCAGCGACTTGATGTCGTTCTGCCCCGTGGCCTCGAAAAAGCGCCGATAAAGCTCTTGCTGATTAACCGCCGGGTCGCCGCGAAACACCATTATCGCCTCGGCCTTGGCCAGCTTCTGCATATCGCTGATTGCGGTCGGGTCGGACATCGGGATGACGTCCAGATCCTCGTCGAAATAGTCCTCGCGCTCGACGTTCTGGGCATCCTCGGCGTCGTTAAGCTGAAAATATTCCTTTTCGTCGAGGTAATCGCGATTCAGGCGGCGCAGGATCTTCAGTTCATTGAAAAACGCCCGGTAAATGCGCTTGAAGATGGCCGTCATGACCTTTTGGGCTTGTTCGATGCGGGCAAGCAGCGTGGTGGGCTGTTCCGTGCCCGACGACACGCCGGACAAGGCATCGGAGGCGCTGGCAATCTTTTCCGCCTCGGTAATCAGTAGCTGCAGCATGTTGAACAGCACTTGCGAGGGTCCGGGCAAGGAAAGCGGCACGATATTCTCGCGCAATGTCCCGCCCGTTACGTCAACCCGCTTCCACTCGCCGGACGCAAAGCGCATGTTCCCGCCCTTGATCGTCACGCCGCTACCGATAAACCCGCCTTGCGCGTTCTGGAGCGTGCCCGCATCAAGCAACTGCCGGACAACGGTATTGATGCCCTCGGTCGGGTCGGCCAACAGCGTGCCGAAGCCGATGTCATAGAACGAACCGTCGGGCGCGGGAATAAATCCGTATTTGGTGAAATACTGGCGGCGGTCAATCTTGATGATGTCGCCAATGGGCGCGCCACTTTCAATAACGGCTTGCAGCTTGGCGGTCTTGTTATCCGGCCCCATGACCGTGACGTCCTCAATGCCGAAGCATGGCACAAGCCGCGCGACCTCGCCTTCCTTCGTGCATGTCACAACGTAGGGTTCGGGGTATCCGTCGCCGTCCAGATCAATCAGGCGGTGCTGCTCATAAAAGTCAACGATTGCGTCGTCGTCCTGATTATTCTCGCCCTCGACGCGCACCTTGATCCATTTGCCCGCCTGTATTCGTTCCCCGGCCTCATGCGGGTATAAATGGATGATATGCGTGTAGCGCGGCGCGGATTCGATGGACTTGGCCCAATAATCAATCACGAAGTCCTTGCCCGTCACCATGTCGCTACGGTTGCAGGCGCTGATCGCGTCGTAATAGGTCTTGCGGAACACGCAGCCGAGAATGGGCAGCATCAACAGCAGCCGGTCGGTATCTTCCTCCCAGCCCTCCATCTTGTAGAGCAACTGCCAAGTCATGTGCGCCGCAATACGGTCGGCCCTTGCGCGCTTTTGCCCCTCGGGGTCCGGCCCAAGCACGCGGCCCTTGACGAGGTTTGCCCCGTCTACGATTACCGGATAGGCCCGCGCCTGAAACTGGACGGACGCAACGGTAAGCAGCGGGTGGCAATAGTTCGACGCATTGGGCCACGGGAATGACTTTGGCGAGCGTATCTGCATCGCGGCTTGCAAGGCTTTCTCGCTTGCCTTCATCCAGTCGTCGCGGCTTGCCTCGTCCAGCGCCAGATCGCGGATGACGTCCTGGCCGATGCGGCTCAACGTGTTTGCGTCCAGCATCTCGGCAAGGTTTTCGTTATCGGGGTCGATGATCTCGTGGAAGTCGAGCGTTGCGCGCAGTTCGGGCGCTTGTTCCTCAATCCCCGTTTCGTCAAATGCGGTTGCCACTTAGTATCCTCCAGCTTCCGAGCGGCCTTGGTCGCCAACCCATTCGTCTTCGTCTTCGTATGACGGCAGCACCGGCACGGCGAACGTCAGCGCAAGCCCGTCGCCATCGTCAGGCGATGCAAGTCCGCGCGCTTTCATGTGATCTTTGCGCTCAAGTTGAATTTCGTCGCGGGAGTTGAACGAATACTCCACGCCGGTCAGATCGTCGGCCAAAGTCTGGTCATCGGGTATTGCCCCGCCCTGCAACCATTCGCGCATGATGGCCCATATCTCGGCACGGCGATTCGCAACCTTGACGCCATCTTGCAGGCGGACAGCACCCAAAGGCTTGCCGCCGAACTGGACACCGACAACGGGCAGGCCCAATTGCTTCAAGCGGTCCACAACGCCCGCGCCGATGCCGCCCTCGTCAACGCATATAACGGTCGCCCCGTGCGTCCGGTGTTCTTCCGCTACCCTTGCCGCCAGTTGCATCGTATCGACGCCTGACAGCCTTATGGGGGGGATTGAGCGGGCATCGCGGCCCCGGCGGAAGTAGATCGTGCTGCTATCGTCACCGAAGCGGGCAACGTCCACGCCCATCGCAAGCGGTTCGTATGGTTCAACATCGACGATCTCGGCACGCGCCTTGTCCACGGCGGCGGATGAAATGAACTGCATTGACGAGGCGGAAGGAAACAGCCCGCGAACGCGAACCTTTACGATGTCGCTGTCCTCGCCATAGGTCGCAACCAGTTCGTCGAGGTATTTCTTGTTCGTGCCCTCAACCGTGCGGCTGTCGATGTGGCGGGTTTTCCAAAGATGCCGGAATCGTCCGAAGCACTCGCGGAAACGCCCCGTGTTGCGCGTCGGGTTGCCGAATGCGATCCAGATCAGTTCGGTGCGCTCGTCGGTCAGCGCGCCCTCAATGACCTCCCACACCTTGTCGGCAATGGTCGAGCTTTCGTCCGTGATAACGACGATGCGCTTGCCGACGTTATGCAGACCCGCGAAGGCTTCGGTGTTGTTTTCCGACCATGTGACGGCATCGACGCGCCAGTTCTCGTCATGCCCTGGCACAACCGAGAATATGCCGGTCTTTGTTGGCCGCCACCAGTCCCGCGTGATTGAGAGATTGCGCCATTTCAGCACCTCAGGCCATGTCTTGGTGCGAAGCTGCTGTTCTGTGTTCGCCGTAATGACAATGCGCGTGTCTTCGC